AATTTTCCGCCTGCCTGTCAGGCGCCACCTGTGCCGGCGGTACATAGAATGAGGTGAGCCGTTTCCGGCTCACCGATATCACCACTTCAAAGGAGGAATTTCTCTTGTATATGGAGAGAACTGCCGCGGCTGCGGCGGCACAGGACGGCGCGGCCCGCGACACGACGGCCCGCAGCGACGCGGTCTGCCGCGAGATGGAGGGACGTCTGCCCAAGGGCTGCGGCAGTATGGCGTTTCCCTATATCGCCATGCAGCGCGAGAACGCCCAGCGCTACGAGGATCGGGAAGCCTTGCTGCAAGGTACTCTGTTTCCCGGACTCGACCTGCCGTTCCGCAAGGAGCTGCGCTCCCGCTTT